TCTAAAGTTCATATTAACCTCCTTAGGTTTATTAGTTTAATAAATCTGTTTGCCTGTCTGCCAAGCCCTAAAATTATACCAAAGCCTGTGCTTGTGGTCAAGCGTATAAGACTATAAAAGAATATAATAATTTATAGATATATCGCCATGTGGCTCTCGCAAGCCCTAAAAATTCTAGCAAAATCTCCGAACATGGTCAAGCGTTTAAGACTATAAAAAAATAAAGTAAAAGGTACAAATTAAGGTACAGTTATTCAAAGGTACAACTTTAAAAACTTTTAAAAAGGTACAGAGATTTAAAACTTTAACAGCTTCTTAACAGCTTTTTAACAGGTTATCCACAGCTTAATAACACCTTCTTAACAGCTTTTAAAACTGCCCTCAACCCATTGCCCCAGTTAAATACCGAGCAACTAATACATTTTTAATTAATAATATAAAATAATTTCAATTAAGTGGTATGGTCTTCCTCAATTTTACGAAGTAATTTTATACATATCCACTGCCTACTGGTTCGGATAAAGGGGAAGGCTTTGATTACCTAAATTTAAAAGCGTCCGAAGGACTCCTTAACCCGAGCGAAGCGAGGAAATTTTTTTTAGCCTTTCATCCCTCCAAAACTTATAAAGTATAGACATAAAAAAAGGAAGTAAACCCGAAAGTCTACTCCCTTTAATTAGGCTAGATTTAAGACTCTAGTTCTGTCTCAGGATTATCAGCTAAATACTGGCTGATAGCTATCTTGTAGCCTTTAGGGAAAGTCTTAGCATTCATCAAGCTATGAGCTTGCTTGAAGCTAAGTTTATTAGCTTTAACGAATCCCCAAAGGCATCCTTTAATTTGTTTCTGCTTACGATAATCAGTTTTGCCTGATTGAGAGAAGCCAGTCTTACCAAATCGATAAGAGATGCCTTCAACTTGTTTCCAAGTTGCAGGACTGGATAATCTTTCTTTATCCATTTTGTTAATATCAAATGTTGTTGTTGTAGCCATGTTATACCTCCTTAGGTTTAATAGCATTATTATTAAGCATATTAGCGTAATTGCTAACAGCCAGTTGGTTGTCGTAGTTAACAGCTACGACTTTTACAGCTTTTATGCCAAATATAGATTTTCTATAATCTATAACAGCTTGAGCTGATTCAGGATTAGAGACTTCAAGAGTCTCGTTGTTATCAAAACTTATTAATATCATAATTTCTCCTTGTATTTAAAAATAATTGATTAGGGAATTGTACGCTTTTAAAGGTCCTTTGTAAAGAGTAGAGAGTAGTTTTTCTTGGGCCTATTTAATCCTGGCTGTAACAGAGTGGAAGCCAAGATGTTGCGAAGCAAAATAGCTCTTAGAAAAACTTATCTCTTTACTAAGGATACTAAAAGCGTATTGTTTCCCAATTATTTTAGGAGAAATTACTGATAAGTTTTGATGACTCTTGAAGTATTACTGAATAGATGGCATAAATAAAAGCTGAAAACCAACTGCTGAAAGATAGTTATGCTTGGAGGTATAACTGGCACATTTGATACTCTGATGTTTCCCCTAAAGAATGTCTTCAAATACTTCCTATGTCATTGATATTCTTTAAAGTCTGTGAAGTTTATTTATTAACTATAAACTCTATAAACCTCATAACTTTGTAAACTAGGAAGTATTGGAAGTCCTAATGATACATCAGAGTCTACAAAATGGATTTATCCTGTCCTGTTGGGATTAGTGTAGACAAAGTTTTTGAATAGTTTAAATGCTAAGTCTTAACAGTCTAGTTGAACTTTAAAGACTACAAAGTTTTAGTAGGTCTAGTATTAGTTGGAGTAGAATTTCTAGTCTGTAAAGACTGTTAAGTTATCGGGTTTACTTTGTCTATACTAACTGAGTAGGCAGTGGGCAGGAGACCATACCACCCTCCATATATATCTATAGTGTGGTTACATATTTTAAACTAAAATGGGTGTAAACTAGAAATGTCGGGCTTTATAGTCTATATAGTGATGAGAATCCTGTAGGTATTCAACCGGCTACCGGACAAGCCTCATTATACAGTCCAGAGAAGATTCTGTCAAGTCCTTCTTGACTTTTTAGCATAAGGATGTATACTGGTTTACATGAGCAGTATATTACCATCATTATCAAAACCTAGAGAACTTACAGAAAAACAACAGTTATTTCTTGATAGTCTAGTAGAAACCGAAGGAAATGCTAAACAAGCAGCAGCTATAGCAGGTTATTCAGGTGGACACTACCAAGTTTTAAAAGCTTTAAAGAACGAAGTGTTGGAGCTAACCAAGGACGTGTTAGCTCACAACGCACCTAAAGCAGCTTTTAAACTACTAGAAATAATGGAATCTGATAAGCCTATACCACAAGCTAGTAATAAGTTAACGGCTGCTCAGTCTTTATTAGATCGAGTTGGAGTTTCTAAATCAGAAACTTTAGATATTAATCATCAAGTATCTGGTGGTATATTCTTAATGCCAGATAAAGCACCTATAGAAATAGATGCAGAGGACGTTGAATATGAAGAAACAAGATACTCAGAAGAAGAAACTGGAAGCGAACAACCTTATGTGGAAGAAACTTCTGGAAGAGAAGAAGAAGAATAGGAGTAAATAATGGATACATTTATATTATTAATTGTTATAGTAGTTATTGGTGGTGTTGTACTTAAGAAGTCTAAGCCCGATACCTACAACAGTATTAAAAATAAAGTAACAAGTTTAGTTAAAAGAAAGTAATGCCTAAAGAAAAAGACAGTAGACTTAAAAGAGCAGGAGTATCTGGTTATAACAAACCTAAACGTACTCCTAAACATAAAACTAAGTCACATGTAGTTGTTGCTAAAGAAGGTAGTAAAATAAAAACTATACGCTTTGGACAGCAAGGTAAAACTGGTGACAAAACTAATACAGCAAGGTCTAGGTCTTTTAAAGCTAGACATGCTAAGAATATAAAGAAAGGTAAGATGAGTGCAGCTTATTGGGCTAATAAAGTAAAATGGTAAAATAATATGTCGTTATATGAAAACATAAACAAAAGAAAGAAAGAAGGAACTAGTCGTTCTAAAAAGAAATCTACTATATCTGATAAAGCCTACGCAAACATGAAAGCAGGCTTTCCTAAAAGAAAAAAGTATAGTAGGGGTGGTGGAGCAATGAAAAACGCTAAACCTAATTAGTATGAAAGGAAAGCAATTAGGAAGTGATCAGAAGCCTGTTATGTTTAGAAAGACTATAGCAGGTAAAGGTTCTAGAGCAAGACCCGGAGTATACAGTAAAGAGTATAGAGATAACTTTGATAAGATTTTCTCTAAGGAAAAGAAGTAATGGCTATTGAACAGATTCTATTATTAATTGTTATACTTGTAACTGCGTGGGGTTTATCCTAATGGCATACTCACAACAAGTACTTGACAGGTTTGATAGTGTTCTTAAAGACCCTGATAAACATTCAGTAGGTAGATTTGATCCTAGTGATCCTAACGTAGCTACAGGTATGACAGGAGCACCTTCATGTGGTGATGTTATGCGTCTACAATTAAAACTTAACGGAGACTTGATAGAGGATGTTAAGTTTAAAACATATGGTTGTGGTTCAGCTATTGCATCATCAACTATGTTTGTAGACATGCTTAAAGGTAAGACTGTAGCAGAAGCTAAACAAATAAAAGATAAAGATATAGCAGAAGCTTTACAACTGCCTCCTATTAAACTACATTGTAGTGTGTTGGCTGAAGAAAGTATATGTAAAGCTATTGAAGATTGGGAAACTAAGTCAGCACATAGAAAACATAATCAATAATGAAAGAAGGATATATTAAAAGAAAGACATCAACTATCCCCTTTGGATATGAAACAAGTGATGTAGAAGGTTATTTAAAGCCTGTACAAGAACAAATAGATGCTTTAAACTTAGTATCTGAAATGGTACACGGTGATGAAATAAGTTTAGCTGTAGCTGTTGATTGGCTTGAAGCGAGTACAAATAGAACTATGTCTCGCATGGGATTAAAGAAACACGTAGATAAAAAGTATGACAGACAAGAAGAAGACTACAGAAATAAATTCAACTCAATACTTGACAGATTCTAAAGGAGACCCTATACTTAATAAGGACGGATCACCTCGTAAGAAAGGAGGAAGACCTAAAGGGTCTAAATCTAATTACAGTTACTCTTCTGCACAAAAGAAAAAGATAACTGCAAGAAGAGCTTTAAAACAAAAGAGGAGTACAGTTGACAAACTCGAAAAAAAGTTACGATCCAAAAAACAAATTCTCAAACAACAAGAAACGACAATCAAAAAGTTTGAGAACGCATCGGATGAACAAACAGTATCAAGGCAGGGGAAGGTAGTAACAGAATCTGAAGTTAGTTCCTTACCTGATTCAGTACAAGAACATCTAGATGCAACAAATGCTTTCGTGGCATTTATGCCTAACGAAGGTCCACAAACAGATTTTTTGGCAGCAGATGAAAAAGATGTCCTCTACGGAGGAGCTGCCGGTGGTGGTAAAAGTTTTGCAATGTTAATAGACCCATTGCGTTACTGCCACGTTAAAGGACACAGAGCCTTAATACTTAGAAGGTCTATGCCAGAGTTAAGAGAACTCATAGATAAAAGTAGAGAATTATATCCAAAAGCTTTTCCGGGAACTAAGTTTAGAGAAGTAGAAAAGATTTGGAACTTTCCAAGTGGTGCTAAGATAGAGTTTGGTTTCTTAGAAAAAGATGCAGACGTTTATCGTTATCAAGGACAAGCATACAGTTGGATAGGATTTGATGAGATTACTCATTTACCCACCGAGTTTGGTTGGAACTATTTAGCTTCCAGACTTAGAACAACTGATCCGTCTATTAAGACGTATCTACGTTGTACTGCAAACCCCGGTGGTGTTGGTGCTCATTGGGTTAAGAAAAGATATTTAGAATCAGAAGAACATAATAAATCATTTATAGGTTCTGATGGTTTAACAAGAAAGTTTATTCCGGCTAGGTTAATGGATAATCCATACTTAGCTCAGGATGGTGAGTATGAACGCATGCTCCTTTCACTACCTCCAATACAACGAAAACAACTATTAGAAGGTAACTGGGAAGTAAATGAAGGAGCAGCTTTCGTTGAATTTAATCCATCTATACATGTAGTTACTCCTTATGAACTACCCTTACACTGGGAAAGAGTTAAAGGAATTGACTACGGTTACGCTTCGGAAAGCTGTTGTCTCTGGGCTGCTGTTGATCCACAAGATAAGACCATCATTATATATAGAGAACTTTATCAAAAAGGTCTTACGGGAGAAGCACTCGGAACGCAGATAACAGAAAAGGAACAAGACGAATATCGTTCTGTTCCCGGAGTATTAGATACGGCTGCTTGGGCAAGAACAGGTTATACTGGTCCTACCATAGGTGAAGTTCTGATAAAAGCAGGACACAAACTAAGAAGAGCAGATAAAAATAGAATAGCAGGTAAAGTGCAGATACACGAATATTTAAAACAACCTACTCCTGAAAGTAGACCACGTTTACAAATATTTAACACTTGCCCTAATCTAATTAAAGAATTACAAAATATACCTTTATCAAAAACAAATCCTGAGGATGTTGATACGCATGCACAGGATCATGCTTATGATGCGTTAAGGTATTTAATAATGAGTAGACCTAGAATGGACGATCCAATTATGGAAATGTTACGTTTAAAAGATCGTGCTTTTAAAGCTTCTGATTCTACTTTTGGATATTAATATAAATATATATAGGAAAAAATTATGAATCAAAATGCAAGAAGAGTTATTAGAGTAACACCTACAATTACAGGAGTTACTTATGCAAATAACGATATATTATTTGATACAACAGAAATACCATTAGCTGTCGGCAAGCCCGGAGAATGTTCTAAGCTTGTATCAGCTATGATTATTTCTAAATCTAATTCTGTATTTGATGCAGAAATATTCTTTTGTCAAGTAAATCAATCTATGGGTACTGTAAATGCTGCAAGAAACGTATCAGACGCTGATTTTGCAACAGCAAAAGTAATGGGAACTTTAACACTTGATGGTTCTGCTGACGACTACAATTATGGTGGTGGTAGAATTTTTAGGTTTGATAGAAACCAAGAAGGCTTTGCTGAGACTGCCGGAGATGATGTAGCTAAATCAAGATTCCCTATTTTATTACAAGCAGCGTCAGGAACTACAAGCGTATATTGTTTTGCATTTCTTGCAGGAACAGATGTAACACCTGACTTTTCAGTAGGTGATTTAGAATTAGTACTTGGTGTTGAGTATTAGTAAGTATGGAAAACAACGAAAATACATTTCTAAATGCTGATAACATCTACGAAGAAGTAGAAGGTGAACAAGGTAAAAGTTTAAATTTAGCAATAGATCAAAAACAAAACTTAATAGGTTTAATACAAACTCGTTTTTCTAATGCAGAAAGATCAAGACTAGGAGATGAAACTCGTTGGTTAAATTCGTATCAAAACTTTAGAGGACTTTACGGATCAACAGTTAAATTTAGAGAATCTGAAAAGTCTAGAGTTTTTATTAAAGTTACTAAGACTAAAACAGTTGCAGCATATGGACAGCTTATAGATGTTTTATTTGGTACAGGACAATTTCCTATATCAGTAAAAGAAACTAGGTTGCCTGAGGGCATAGCTAAAGATGCTCATATAGAGCTTAATCAACCCGGAATGGGTATTGAAGGTCCTGAAGAAGGTGGTATTGATGTATCACAAGTACCAGTAGAAAAAAGTCCTTTTGATGTAGGCTTTGAAGGTGATGGAAATGTTTTAAGACCCGGAGCTACTTTCTTTAGTGGTGAAAACTTTTTAAGTTCACTAGAAGATAACTATACAGATAACGATGGTAATGTTGTTTTAATTGAAGGTAAAAGTTTAGTAGGTCTTCCAGAAATTAGTCCTGCACAAAAAGCTGCAAGGAACATGGAAAAACTTATCCATGATCAACTTGAAGAATCAAATGGTGTTT